GATGCGCTCGTGCGCGCAGTCATTGGAGAGATTCGATTCATTCGTCGACATGCCGAGACGGAACACGAGCGCACCCGCCTCGATGCGTTGACCGAGCGCGTGCGAGCACTCGGCGACGACACCGCCATCGCCCGCTGAGCTGATCACAACCAACGGAGAACGTGCATGTCGACTACCGACGTGAAGGGCGAGGTCCATCTTCGCCCCTACCAGCAGAGTGCCATTGATGCCATCGACGCTCGTGCCGCGAAGGGCTGCCGGCGCATCCTCGTGGTGAGTCCGACGGGGTGCCATCGCGAGGGACAATCCATTCTCCGCTTCGACGGGATCACGGTTCCCGTCGAGACCATCCGCGTAGGCGACTTGCTGATGGGGCCCGACAGCACACCTCGCCGGGTTCTGCGGCTCTGCCGCGGCGAGGGCGCCATGGTGCGCATTGTTCCGAACAAGGGAGAACCGTTCGTCGTGAACGACGAGCACGTGCTCAGCCTGGTCCGCGGCGACACGACCCTCGACGTTCGGGTGAAGGACTGGCTCGGTTGGAGCGCGAACGCCAGGCGCAGTCACCTCCTCTTCCGGACCGCAGTTGCGTTTCCAGACGGTCCCGCGCTCCGCGTGGCCCCCTACTTCCTGGGCATTCTTCTGGGCGATGGATCGCTGGTCGGCTCCGTGGGAATCACGAAGCCGGATCCGGAGATCGAGCAGCTCGCGCATGAGCAGGCCGCGCTCTGGGGGCTGCGGGTGCGAAGCGATGACTCGAAGGGCACGCGCTGCGTGACGCACTACCTCGTGAAGGACGGCAGCGGGTCAAACGCGCTCATCGACGCCCTCTACGATCTCGGACTGAAGGGGCATCGCTCGGGAGAGAAGTTCATCCCGATCGACTACAAGCTCTCCAGCCGCAAGAGTCGGCTTGCGCTCCTGGCCGGCCTACTGGACGCCGACGGCTCGCTTGCGGGCACCGGCTACGACTTCATCTCCAAGTCGAAGTGGCTCGCGCATGACGTCGCCTTTGTCGCGCGGAGCCTCGGCCTCGCCGCCTACGTGGTCGAGTGCACGAAGTCGTGTCCGGGCTTCTCCGGGCGGTACCACCGCGTGTCGATCTCCGGCGACTGCAGCATCGTTCCGTGCCGAATCCCGCGCAAGAAGGCGCCGCGGCGACAGCGCAACACCAGCGTTCTGCGCACGGGCTTCACCGTGGAGAGGCTTGGTGTCGAGCCGTTCTTCGGGTTCACGCTCGATGCCGACGGCCGCTACGTCATGGGGGATTTCACGGTCACGCACAACAGCGGCAAGAGCTGCCTCTTCGCCCATCTCGCGAACCGCGCGGCACACCGCGGCGAGGGCGTCCTCGTCGTTGCGCATCGCCGGGAGCTGATCAATCAGGCGTACGAGCGGGTGGTGCAGCACGGCGTTCCGGAGACGAACGTCGGGGTGCTGATGGCCAGCGACACCCGCCGGAGGCCAGTTGCTCCCGTTCAGGTGGCGTCCATCGACACGCTTCGTCACCGGCCGAAGCCGCCTGCTGAACTTGTCGTGATCGACGAAGCGCACCGATGCTTGGCTCCTTCGTACCTGACGTTGCGGGAGCTCTACCCGAACGCACTGCACGTCGGCTTCACCGCGACGCCATACCGCGCGGACCTGCGAGGGCTGGGGGAGTTCTACGACGATCTCGTCGTCGTCGCGACGGTCAAGAAGCTCATCGCCGAGGGCTACCTCGTGGACCCGCGCGTGTTCACCGTACCTTCCGATCAGCTTCCGAACCTGAGCGGTGTTCGCGTGCGCGGCGGGGACTACGACGAGCGCCAGCTCGCTGACGCCGTCGACCAGCAGCGGCTCGTCGGCAACATCGTCGACCATTGGCAGAAGCATGCCGCCGGTGTTCGCACGATCGCGTTCGCGGTGTCCGTGCAGCACTCGCAGCACATCGCAGAGCGCTTCCGCGAGCAGGGCATTCCGGCCGAGCACCTCGACGGCACGACGCCCGCACCTGAGCGCGACGCCATCCTCAGTCGTCTGCGAAGCGGGGAGACGCTTGTCGTCAGCAATGTGGGCGTGCTCTGCGAGGGCACCGATATTCCTGCCGTGAAGTGCGCCGTCCTCGCGCGCCCCACGAAGAGCACGGGGCTCTACCTCCAGCAGGCAGGGCGGATCCTCCGGCCGTGGAATGGCGAGCGCGCGATCATCCTCGATCACGCCGGCTGCGCGCGCGAGCACGGGCTGCCTCAAGATGATCGCGAGTTCTCCTTGGAAGCGGCGCCCAAGCGCAAGCGCCGGGAGGGAGCGACGGTGCCGCTGCGCACCTGCACGTGCCTGGCCATTCTTCCGCCCGCGACGAAGGTCTGTCCCGAGTGCGGCTCCGTGTTCGAGGTCGCGCGCGAGGTTCCCGAGGAGGTGGCGGGCGAGCTGGTGGAGGCCAAGTCCGGCGACGTCGTCCCGCGCGCCGTTCAGCATCGCGCCATCGGCTTCGACGACGCCGTACGGCGCACCTACTTCGAGCAGCAGCGCGCGCTCGGGCGCTCGCGCCGCAAGCCCGCAGATTGGGCCGTCGGCCGCTTCATCGCACGCTACGGGACGCTGCCCCCGTCGGACTGGCTCACGAGCTCGTGGGGCTCGCGATGACCGAGCAGGAGTTCATGCGGCGGCTCATGCTCGCGCTCGGCCGTCGTCCCGACCTTCGCATCTGGCGCCAGAACGTTGGGTCCATTCCGGTGCGCGACGCCGCGGGCCGCATCGTGCGGGTCTTCCACTCGGGGATCCCGAAGGGCGCTGCAGACATCTCCGGCTTCGTGCGGCCCGAAGGCTGGCGGTTCGAGCTGGAGATCAAGGGAGCCGATACACCCATGACGCCCGAGCAAGAGCAGTTCGCCCGCCTGCTTCACGACGGCGGCTGCGTCGTCGCGCGCGTCCGCTATGACGAACTGCGTACACTCGCTGCGAACGTCGCGGCAGGCGTGCGCATCGTGGACGCTGCCATTCGGGCGCGGAGGGCGGCTTGTCCACGCTCATAGCCGTCGCGAAGAATCGGTTCGTCAAAGGGTTCGCGGCGCCAGGCGATCATCCACCCCTCGCCTTCGAGGTTGCGGAGCTTCGCGCGGCGCTCGAGCGGACCTACACGACCGATGCGCACCTCGTTACCTACGTCGTAGCGGGCGCGGAGCGGCAGCCACGCATCAACAAGGGAGGTCTGCCGTACTTCGATGGTCGCGTCGAGACGACCTGTTTCTTCTGCGATGTGGACAACCCGGGCCATGCCGAGTGGACGGACGACTACCTATCAGCCGCGATGGATCAGTACGCGAGCGTCGACGTGCTGCAGACCGCCGGCGTCTATCACACGGCCCATGGACGGCGCATCGTTCAACCCCTACTCGCACCGATCGCCGTCGCCCAGGTCGAGCCGTACATTCGTCGTTGGCTTCTATCGCTCGAGCAGGCGGGGATTTCGGTGGACTGGTCGTGCAAGGACTGGACACGGCATTTCCGTCTTCCGCACGTGCACCGGCAAGGACGTCCGTTTCGAAGTCCGTACCTGAACCTGGATCGCATGCGCCCTATCGCGCTTGAGCCGATCGTCGATCTTCCTCCAGCGGAGGTGCTCGCGAACGCGGGGAAACGCAAGCCACGCGTGGAGGGACCGCTCGCTTGGTCGACCGATATTCCGGACCAGTGGGAGGAGCGCTGCGTGCACTTGGCAAAGGCGGTTCGCGAGACCGTCGGCGAGAGCTGGCACGACATGTACCTCGCGCTGGGCGGTGCCCTCTTATCGCGAAGACTCCCTCCGGAGCACCTGCCATCGGTCATTCGATGGATCGCGACGGCAGCGTCGTCGGCGAAGCCCGAGGGCCACGAGCGCTCGGCGCGCGACACGGCTCGCCGGTTCGCAGACGGTCTTCCGACGAGCGGCTATCGCAGGCTGCGCGAGCGCTGGCCAGGCGTGGCCGAGGCTCTGGACCGCGTGACGGCTACGCGGATCGAAGCGCGCCTTCGCGAGCAGGCACGCGTTGAAGTCGACGTGCCGGCGATCAAAGACGCCACACGCCAGCTCGAAGAGGCCATTCGATCCGCTCCGGACGGCTTGACCGTGATCAGCGCCGAATGCGGAATGGGGAAAACGCGAGTCGCCATCGACGTCGCGGTCGAGCGCGCGCAGAAGAAGCACGCCTCTCCAAACGCGGCAGGAACACGTGCCCCCCTTCAGTCGAAGACCTCCATCTCCGTCGACAAGAACGCGCTCGCCATCCAGGTCGCCGAGGACATTCGAGGCAAGGGCGCTTCCGTGCGGCGCGTGTTCGGTCCGCTCTCGGTCATGCGCGAAGACGGCACACCCGAGTGCCGCTACCACAAGATTGCGCTGCCCCTCGTCGAGGGCGGCCAGCCCATGCAGTGGGAGCTGTGTCAGGGCAGAGACTTCGAGAAGTGCGAATTCTACGGCGAGTGCGCTGCGCGTGACGGCGTCGAGGGACCCGCGGATGCACGCATCACCATCGGCCCCCACGCGCTCCTCGCCCAGCTCGACGGCGCGGCGGGGTCGACCGGGCTGCTCGTCATCGATGAGCCACCCGCGCTCCTTGAAACCGTGGTTCTCACAACGGCCGATCTGGAAGCTGCTCGAATGCGACTCGACGCCTTCGAAGGGCAGTTTGCCGCCGCGATGGCGCCCGTCCTCGACACCTTCGCGACCTGGCTGGCGATCGGTGATGAGCATGCCGCGGTGACACCCGAGCGTATCGTCGAGTTGGCGCCCTCTCGGCAGGACTTGCTCGATGCCGCGCGGCGCGCCGTGGGCAAGGCGGAGGCAGACCTCTTCGCCTGCGCCGAGCTGGCGATCTCGGAGGAGAAGCGCTCGCAGGCTCCACCCCTTCGCCGCGCGGACGTGTTCAACGCGAAGCGGAACGCCGCCTTCGCCATCGAGCTGGGCACCGCGTCGCGCGTCCTTGGGACTCTGCGCGTCGCGCTCACGTCGACATCCCCGGTGACGGTCCGCGTGGAGGAGCGCGGGGCCACGCATGCTCTCCACGTCACACGCGCACGCCCCGAGCTCGGAGGCGCCCTGACACGCGAAGGGGCCGTGGTCGTGACGGACGCCAATGCCGATCTGCATCTACCCGTCTACACCAAGGTCGTCGGCTACAAGCCACGGCTGCACAAGTTCCGCGCTGCTGACGGAGCCCCTATTCAACGAACGCTCATGCGTTGCGCCTCGGCCACGCGCAACGGATGGCTGGCCCACGGCCGCCTCGTGCTCGATACCGGGTTCCTCGGCGCCGTGCGCGCCGCGTTCGATTGGGCGCGGAAGGATCCTGCTACCCGCAAGCTCGGGATCATCACGATGCGGGTGACGCGCATTCTTCTGGAGGCCATCCAGCGGCCCGAGGACGCGGGGCTCGTCGAGCAGTGGCTGGACATGGGCCAAACCAAGAAGACGCTCCAGCGCGCGCGCGAAGAGCTTGAAACTGTACTGCGCACGTGGCCCGGGGAGATCGCCTGGGGACACTACGGTGCCGTGCGCGGGCTCAACGCGATGGCCGACGCCGACGCGATCATCTCGCTAGGCGATCCCTGGCCCAACGTCGGCGAGGTGGAGAACGAGATCGCCTTCCTCGGCCTCAGCGTGACGAAGGAGGAGCGCCTGGAGGCGCTGTGCAAGGCGGAGCTGGAGCAAGCGCACGGACGCCTTCGAGCGATCCATCGCACGCGATCAGGACGAGCCCTGCACGTGGGCACCGTTCTCCCCGGAGGCACCGGGTGGACGGGAGATCGCGTTCTGTTCGAGCGCATGCCCAATGGGTACGACGCGCCCGCGCGCGCGATGGATCTCGCAGAGCTGCACCTGACCATCAACCAGCTCGGCGGCGTCAACGCCGTCGCTCGCCTGCTCAACGTGAGCCACACGTCCGTGTCCCGCTACTCGCGAGGCGAGCGTCCCATCTCGCTCGCCGTCGCCTCCCGCCTTCGTCACCTCACCCAGCAAGCCGCCGCCGAGTAGCTCGTCGACCCTGAAGTCGTGCAGGACTGGAAAGGGCGATACGGGTCCGCGTCGACCCTCGATCTCCAGGACTGGAAAGGGGGACACGAAGTCGTGAACCCTCGTTCACGATGACCTCACGCCACTCGGGCAATTCTGCTGATCGGAACCGGGGTCTCTATTAATTTAACTCTTAATAGACACCCCGGTTCCGATCGTGGTCTTTGCCGAGGTTTTTTGTTTGCACTCTGCATCGATTGGACGGACCGCGATCCCGGTGTTGTCTATCCCAATATCAGCGGGGGGCGAGGAACCCCATCGCGCAAATCGACATCGCTCCCGAAAATAGTGACCACCGAAAGTCGGGGTGAACCGCCTTGGAGGGTGCGGAGGTAGAACCGCATGTCCTTCCGCAACGTTCATCTGTCGTACTCCCGGCTGAGCCGGTTCGAGCAGTGTCCGGCTTCTTTCAAATTCCATTACATCGACAAGAAGACCGGCACGCCGGGCCTCGAGCTTCGCTTCGGCAAGGTCGTCCACTCGGCGCTCGAATTCCTTCTGCGCTGCCTGACGCTCGACGAAGTCGTCGGGCGCATCCCGGAGGAGCTCGCCGTGAAGGCGTTCCAGGGCGCGTGGACGCGCGAGGCGATGAGCGGAGCTTCGCTCTTCGCCGAGGGCGTCGACATCATTCGCAACTTCGTGTGGGACACAGGCGTCTTCGACGCGCGCCGCGTGCTCGGTCTCGAGAAAGAGTTCCGGCTCACCGCCGGTCGCTTCACGGTGCTCGGGTACATCGACCGCATCGACATTGTCGACGACGAGACGATCGAGGTCATTGACTACAAGACCAATCGCCTGCTCTTCAGCCGTGACGAGGTCGACACGAGCCTGCAGTTGTCGCTCTACGAGCTCGCCGTCCGGCAGCTCTACCCGTGGGCCAAGAATGTGAAGCTCACGTTCTGGATGCTTCGCCACGGCGTGCGCATGCAGACCACACGCACGGCCGACCAGCTCGATGCAGCTCTCCGTTACGTCGAGACGCTGGGCGAGCAAACCGAGACGGCGACCGAGTTCCCCGCGCGCCTCAACCCGAACTGCATCTACTGCGACCACCGGCAGGACTGCCCGGCCTACGCCGACGCGCTCGCGGGCAAGCGCACGGTCATTGCCGAGGACATGAACGACCTGGCCGTGGTCGCGAAGGAGCGCGAGGAGGTGGCGCGACTCTCGAAGATCCTCGACGCTCGAAAGCGCGAGCTGGAGACGACGCTCAAGGCGCACCTGACCGACAACCGCGAGCTGAGCGTCGGGGGCGTGCGCTACTCGATGCTGAACGCTGTCTCCAGCCGCTATCCGCTCGACGAAACGCTCACCACCCTCGCGGCGGCCACGAACCTCTCGAAGGGCGATCTCCTCGACAAGGTTGCCGTCGTCGACAAGGAGCGCTTGGAGAAGTTCCTGAAGGGGTTGGAGATCGAGCGTCCGCGACTGAACCTCCTCAAGGCGGAGCTGGAGGCGAAGGCGAAGAAGACGCTCACGCCTCGCTTCTGGGCCAAGCAGGAGGTGGCGAAATGATCTGCCTGCCTGAGCGCTGGCCGTCGTACTCGGCGCGCGACCAGCTCGAAGCCATCGTCAACACCCTCGGCGCCGACGAGGTCCGCGTCCTCACGGAGATCGCTTCGCGGCTCCAGCGCGGAGCCCAGATCTACGGGAGGCTCGACCTCGACACGGACAAGCGCGACTTCGCCAGGGAGGGTCACGAGGAGCTTCAGGACTACCTCGTGTACTTCGCGTGCGAGCGCCTGAAGAAGGCCGGTGCACGATGAAGCCGGAGGTTGTTGCGATCGTCGGCTCGCGGCAGCACCCCCACCTGTCCATGGTGCGGGAGTACGTGCGCACGCTCCCGGCGGACACCGTCGTCGTCAGCGGTGGTGCTGGAGGCGTGGACGTCGTGGCGGTCGCCGAGGCTCGCCGCCTTGGCTTCCGCGTCATCGTCCACCTGCCCGACAACGCGCAGTACGGGTTCGTGGACGCGCCGAAGCACCGCAACAAGCTGATCGCTTTCGACTGCGATCGGATGGTCGCCTTCCCCTACGGCAAGGCTCGCGGCACTGGGCACGCGATCTTGTGCGCGGTGAAGCTCGGCAAGCCCGTCGACGTCCGGAGGTGCGCGTGAGCTTCACCGAGCGCGCCTTCGTGCTCTTCGTGTGCGTCTGCACCGGGACCATCGCTGCGGCCGGCGTTCTACTGCGCGGTGGTCCGCAGCATCTCTACACCGAGCTGTTCGCGATCGAGCTCGCGTTCGCCGTGCTGCTCGGAGTGTTCGCGTGGACGCCGCCCGCCCGGCGTCGTCGCGCTGGCTGACAACCACTTTCGCGACCGAGCGGGTCTCGGTCGCAATGGAGACTGATCATGATCCAGTCGTTGGACTGCGTTGTGTCGCCGATCGAGGAGATGGAGCTGTACTGGTACTTCAGTGTCGATCCGCCGCCCGTGCCGGGTGAGGGATCTGTTTTCGGTGCGATGTGCGAACGGCTTGAGCGGCTTCGTTTTGAGCGTGAGGACGAGAACAAGTCCAAGCACCGGCGCAGGCATCAGTTCTGCGAGGCTCCCGAGCAGGCGGAGGCCGAGGTGCCCTGGACGCAGTTCGTTCATGTTGGACATCAGTATCCGAGCGCCGGAGGTGAGGACGCCATGATCGCGTACGTGGACGCTCAGCGCCGGGCTCGTCGTGTTCTCGCCGCCCTCAAGCAGCTCAGCGCGCGAGACTACCTCGTGCTGCAGGTGCGCTTCGGAACGGACGAGCAAGATGTGCGGGCCTATGATCGTCGCCTCGTCGATCGGTTCGGTTCTCTCGTGGGCGTCGTGCTCCTCACCCCCACCTACGAGCGTGAGCAACGGCGACTCCTCCGTCGCGGGCGGAAGGAGACTGGCTACGCCGTTGTTGGTCAGCTCATCACGCTCCAGCGGAACGCGGTAGCACCGAAGGCGCGCCGAGAGTCCGCGCGGGACGTGCTCGATTCGATGCGGCGCGAGGCAATTCAGTTGGTGACCACGGCGGTCCAGGCATACGCCGCTGCGCGAAAAGAGGCGCGAGCAAAATGAACGCGACAACCCTGCTCTTCGCGGAGGACCTTGCGACGATCTGGAAGGTGTCGCCACGTCAGGCGCGACGCCGGCTCGAGGTTCTCGAGCGTGACCACGGCCCGAAGATCGTCGGCCGCTTCAAGGGTCGTCGCGGCGTGCGTCGCTACACCACGGCAGCCGCGCTCGCGCAGCTCGGCCCCGCGATCGATGGCGTCAGCGAAAAATCGACATCGACGGCTTTCGTGAGTCTTGTCGATCGGATATCAGCACTCGAAGACCGCGTTCTGCGTATGTCGTCTGCCTCATAGGGACGTACAGACCATATCCGTGCACTAGGAATATGAGAGGCACGCGCGGCGGCGAGACGGAAACGACGTCAGCCGGGCAACACACGCCACCTCGCGGAAAACCCAACACGCCCAGCGGTACGGGCGCGCGTGACCTCAGCTTCTTCTCCCTCGGTGTTCCTTCAGAACCACGCCCCGCGTGTCATTCCCGACACGGAAAAAGGGCAGAGGGCATCTTCCCCCATGAACCCGATCCTCATGCAAAGCGGCTGGCGTCACGCGCTCGCCGTCCTGACGATCATCTTGCTCGCCCCAATCGCCGTCGCGAACCTCTACTACGAGACGTGGCGCTGGCACCGAGGCGAACGCGCTACCCCTTCGCCGCGTGTCCGCCCCGGTAGTGGCGAGCGAACTCGCGGGCGCGCTCTTCGCTGAGCCCGAACATCAAGCACCGCCCGCGTCCGTCGTAGACGCGCCAGTCGGACTCGGTCGCGGTGTTCCAGAATCGCGTGGCGTTCAGCTCGGGGCTCTTCGTGCTCGTCATGGTGTGCGTGTCATTGCTCATCGTCGTCCGGAACATCAAGTCCTGAATGGTCGAATTCGGCCTACGTCGCGGCGCTGGCGGCGGCGTTCTGACAGGGCGGGTCCGCGGGCTGACAGGCGCGTGCCTGCGAGCGCAGCATGGCTCTGACCTGCTCGGGCTGAAACGGCCGGCCACCGCGGCTCCTGAGCGAATTCCGGAGAAGAACGGCGGCAATCGCGCGAAGACTGAGCCCGTGGGCGCGAAGCGCGCGCACTTCGGCGAGAATGGCCTGCTCGCTGGGGTTCTCCAGGAGCCGAGTTCCCGCGTCGTCGAGCCTGAAGCCGTAGGGCACGGCGCCTCCGGTGTACTCGCCTGCCGCAGCCTTGTGGCGCAGGGCGGCGGACGTTCGCTCGCCGGTGGCCTCGCGCTCCCATTGCGCCACGCTGGCCAAGACGTTTAGCACCAGTCGGCCGGCGGCGGTTCGGGTGTCGACCTGCTCGCCAACGCTCAGGAGTGCCCAGCGGCCGGAGCCGAAGTAGTCCTCCACCAAGGCGCCTAGATCGCGCACCGACCGCGTGAGGCGATCGAGCTTCACGACGAGCAGCGCGTCGGCGCGTCCCGCGCGCAGTAGCCCCAGGGCCCGCTGGAGCCCGGGACGGTCCAGCGTTTTCGCGCTCACGCCTGCGTCGACGATCACCTCGACCAGCTCAAGATCGTAAAGCTCCGCGTACGCGTGTGCCTTCGCCCGCTGGGCGTCGAGGCTTACGCCGTGATCGGCTTGCTTCTCCGTGCTCACGCGAAGGTAAGCGACGGTGCGGGTCTTCTGGCCGGTTCGCATGCGCTCACGTGTTGCTCATGGTGCGCGCGAACATCAAGTCCGTGTGCGGCCCGTAAACGACGATTCAGCCAGGACAGGGAGAGGACGCATGGCCGATTCGATCCGTGTAGCCGGCTACGTCCGCGTGAGTACGGCCGAGCAAGGTCTCCAGGGATCCAGCCTCGGCGAACAGCGAGCGCAGATCGAGCGCTATTGCGTCATGCGAGGACTCACGCTGGCGCAGACGTTCGAGGACGTGTGTACGGGCGCCCGCGCACTTGCAACGCGCCCTGCCGGCCGCGGGCTTGTCCAACTGGCGACCCAGGGCGCGTTTGATGGCGTGATTGCCTGCCATCTCGATCGCCTATTCCGCGATTGCGTGGATTGCCTCACGACGGCGGACGCCTGGGCCGCGAAAGGCGTCGCGCTGCACCTCGTGGACGTTGGGGGCCAAGCCCTCAACACGTCGACTCCGACAGGGCGCTTCCTTCTGACCGCGCTCGCGGGTGCTGCCGAATTCTCTCGCGCGCAGACTGCGGCGCGCACGTCGACGGTGCTTCGCCACAAGGCGCAGAACGGCGAGTACACCGGCGGGCGCGCGCCCTACGGCTACGGCGTAGCCGCCAGCGGCGACCGCCTTCGCCTGGTGGAGAACCCCGAAGAGCAAGCCGTCGTGGCGCACGTTCGAGCGCTGCGCGCGGCCGGCGGCTCGTTCCGGCGCATTGCCCGCCAGCTCGAACGCGAAGGCCACGTCGGCCGGACAGGCCGCGCGCAGCGCTCGAA